GGTGAATCAAGAAACTACGACAAGTCACAGAGAGGCTCCATCCAGCAGTAAGCTCACATCTATTAAATGCGAGTATGCAGGGCAGGAGTTGTTCCTAGCTTGACAAGTGTAGGTTTATTCCAACGCTCCCCTCTCTTTAAGAAAGTTCTGGGTGTGGAATGAATATGGTGTATATATTTTTGGATAATTTTTAGCGAGCTGAGGTTTGCTCTGGAGGACAGTATCGATAGCTCTGTTATAAATCTTTATATACAAGTCATAAGTTTCTTGCTCATGCTGAGCGAGAGAGTCCTCAAAGTCTTTGACTCTAGATCGATACACTTCACTATCACTAGTAGAAGGGGACTTCTTAGTCCACACAATCATATCTGTTATAGAGCCTAAAGCTAGAGGAGCTCGTATCAGTTTGGGCATCTCCTTATCGCGCAAAAAGCGTCGTTTCAGGTATGTTATTTCATAGATATTCTCAAACTGAAAATTGACTTCCTCTCGTTTCTGGGAGTCGGTATATAAAATTCCGATATTACCAAAATAGGTGACGAAGTCTTGAAAGTTAATAAATTTCCTTAGAATAGAAGATAAAGCTACGACATGATCATCGCCATAGTACGCGTCTTCTATATTTTCTAGTAGAAAAGTCGGGGTAATTTGTTGACCAGTTTCCTGGACAAATTGTTTTTGTTCTAACATATCAATGATAGCAGTAAGAATGTAGAACCAATTGCATAAGGAATTCAATGGTGCTGTGACTGGTGCTCCAGAGGGCATACCACTCCTTTTTCGAACAAGAGTGTTAAGTACTAATACATCTGTATGGATAAAAGATAATACTAGAGCTATTCGAGCATTTTTATTTTCTTCTCCATCATCGTACCAGACATTGACGGCATCGACAGCTTTTAAAAAAACATCTGCCATAAGTTTACCATCCCAATTAGTGTAGTCGCCTGCGATTAGAGATTCCTCTCCAAATTTTGTCAATCGTTGAAAAAGTAAGGTCCAATCAAGTGAAGTAGGATTTATCCCAACGGATATTGGGGCTGTCACGCAGTTCTGCTGCATCGCTCCCATAAAAACTCCAAAATATCTTCGTGTGAGTAAGGAAATTTCCAATGGAAGGCACTCAAAGGTTCGCACTTTCGCGTTTTTAATCTTCTTCGAACTCACTAATTCATCCTTCATATTTTCGTAGGCAAAGTATGATGGTATAGCACCTGAACGAATGATTTTCTCAGTCTCCTCATATCGGTTATAAAAATATTTAGATAATAACTCCCCCTGAAAAGTTGGGCCATCCGGGTCGTCATTGATCTCATAGAAAGGTTCTTTTCCTGTGTTATATGCGTCATTTATATCTTTAATCAAAGCCGATTTTCCTTTAGTCCCTCGTGACAATTTTACATATGGGAATCCCATACTAGTCCTAACATCAATGGGGATCATAAATCCAGGGATTCCATTCAGGGTTTCACTAAAAGTTAACAAGCGTTTGGTCACATTTCGTGGCACTATTGACGATAAAGCTGTTAAGATAGTTACATATGCTAATTCCAAAGATTGAGTAGGAAATGTATGTGGGGCCTCTGCATATTTATTCAAAGCGAGTGAAATTGGTTTCACTCCAGCTCGGCGTATCTCTTCATCAACTCTGGGATCTTCTAAGGAAAAAGTTGGGGAGGCCCGATTTGATTCAAAAAAATCATTACCCTCATGAAGATTGATCTTTGTAATTTCGGATAATTTCATTTTAGATGTTGTTGCTGGGACTGAAGCAAAAGCATTAGGGACTAAACCCCAAGCAGGTAGATTCTCATCATTCTGGATTTTCTTGCTACCCTCGACCTGCATTGGATCTTGAGTTAGAATGAAAGGTTGCAATCGCGTTTTTGATTCAGATGGAAATTTATCATCATCTAATCCTTTCATAAACAAATCAATCATTTCATATGTTATTAATTGAGCCATGCCGGTTCCCTTATTCCCGGCTACATGAATACCAGCCATGATTCCATCAATGCTATTACTAGAAACTAGGATCATAGATCCACAGTCTCCTGGAGCTGTCATAACTGAGTAAAGTATGGCTCGAGCGATTTTTCGCTCAAAAATTTTTTGATCATCATCTACGTCTTCAATAGAGGTTTCTGTATCTAGTTGGGCATAAGCATTATCTGCATTGAAACCTCGCAAAAATAAGATAGGGGAGGAATTATCTAACAAGGGAATGTCTCGTTCCCGCAACAAAGTATGCATAATATTCTTAAATTGATTGAAGACTAATGGAAGTCGTAAAATAGCCCAATCAGAATGAGTTTTAGTCATATCACCTGGAATGTGCAACATAGAGTTTTTAAATCGGAAATAGGTTGAAACTCCATTATGTTTGACGCGGATTTCTTCATCTTCTTTAAACATACGTGCAAAATGATTAGGGACCAAAATAAAGCGATCTTTTAGAGCTGTTCCTCTTAAAACTACAACTTCAGACGAGCCTCGATGGAAGGACATAGAGTTCTTGGATAAAGCCAAACGCTTCACAGAAAAATTCTCATCTATTCCTTCAGGACACATAGCTCTAACCATTTCAGCCGAAGTATTTGTCTTAATACCATGGTCCGCAAAAATTGCCTGCACTTTCATAGCCATCGCAGTTTTTCCTTTTGCTGATCCGTCATACACTATCCCTTGTGGTGTCATTCGGACATGTTTTGTTGTTCTAGCAGATGGATCATATGCTGGTAATGCTTCCATAATCAAAGCTTGTTCTTTTTGCACAGTTACAGCGATTTCAGACACTGTTTTAGCAAGTGCTCCTCGATATTGTTCTGGAGCCGAGTCAATAAAAGCTTGAAGTGAATTTGTATCATAATCTAATGAAGGAATAACTAAGTGGGCACTTTGAACCAAATTCTTAACTGCTTTAAATAATTTAATTCCGGCGTATAGAGTGCCCACTACCGCAAGTGCCTCTGCAATTAAAATCGCTCTGTTCACTGTTTTAGGTGTAAAAAAATCAAAAATTCCCTCAGGTTGAAATGGGTTTCCATATCGTACAGTAAAATCAAGGTCTAAATTTAATTGATCTTCTAAAATTTTGCCAGAATGATCGTAGGAACTTGTCCAGCCTACAAGATCGAAATCAGAATCTAAATCATCATAAAATCCCAATCGCTTGTAATGTTTGGAAACACAATTATTATAACGATTAATACCACACTGGCGATACACACGTTCCTGGGCCCGAATTGCCTCCCATGCCATGTATTCTTCAGGCTCACAGGGGTTAAAGTATTTCCAAACTGTAGTTTCCTCTGGCAGCATCATACCAGCATCTAATGCTTCCTCAAAAGTCTGCATATGTTTGGGAGTCAAATCGTTGTAATCAAAGTCGGCCACTGTTAAGTCTAGGCCATTATTAAACATACGCGTAGCATTACAATATTTCCAAGTACGATACTTATCATAATACAAACGGACAGGTGAGCAACAAATAAACGGTGTAAAATAATAGGTTGCTTCAAAATCCTGATTTGGACGCGGATCTAATAGTCGAATACTATGTTTAATTTTCTTTCCTGAATATGGCTCTACCAATAAGCACGTTTCTCGATGGTCTTCTACGAAAAAATTAGGTTCGGGTTGTCGGAAGTTCCAGTCTTCAGCTCCTTCTGGTTGAAATTTATTCAATTTAAATTTTCTCTTATTTCGCTGGTGCTCTACTTCTTCTTCGAAAGGGTGGACACTATCATAATTCTTAGTATCCAGAGGAGTTGGGGAAGTAGGAATATCAATATCTTCATCAAAGAAATTGGAAGGGATATCGTCCATATTTATTAAAGCCTCTTGTTCAGTTAAATGAGTCTTAAAGCGTTTAGAGCATAATCGTAGCATTTCGCAAAAAGTAAGACTGATGCCAATATTCGCTCGCGTAATTGAATCTCTCAATTGAAATCGCGAAAAATCATTTTTAGGATCTATACGTCCGTCACTGCCATCGTTGCGGATAGTTAAAAAGACCATGTGGCGTCGACGTAGCATAGCATCAGAGTTA